GTGGTTTTCGCTCGGATCGTATGCGAGCGTCATCTTCAGATGTAGAAATTCCATAAGCTAACTCCAATGCGTACCGTTTTGCGTATGTCATCCTGCTGCCCAGGCCCTTTGCTTTTGCGCGATCTACCGGCACAACCACCACGCCTGTGGATAACTTTTCATCGCCTTTGCAAAAAACTGTTTCTATACCTATACCACTATCGACTGGGTGTGAGATCTGCATAAAGAATATGCCGTTGTTGTTTAGTGCTGGCTTTACCGCGTCAATTGTTGACTTCAAGCTGGCAAACCTTGATTTCCACTGTGGGTTGATTTGGTCTAGCTGCGCGTGGGTCATTTCTGACTGCGCTTTGACTAATGATTCTATAAGTGTTTCTTTCATGATATTCCTTTTGGTTGATTAGCCCCGCCTATTCGGTCACGCGGACGGGAACACGCCAATTGGGGTGAGGAGGTTACCCCTGACCTAACTTCTGTCTTTGCACTGCATCCATTAACTTCTGCAATGCCTCAAACCTTTCTACCGTGTTGACTGGCGGCAGGTCGTTTTCAAGATAACGCTTGGCTATCTTTTCTGGCGTTTCGTGTACCGTCAGACTGTCAAGCAATTGCAAGCAATCATCAAAGCCTAACTCTTCCTTAAACATTTCTGATTTAACCTTGCCCATTACCGCACCTCCACTATGCAGGCAATTTCGTGGTTTTGCTCATAGATCCAGTATTGCTGCGCTGGGTTGCCTTCCAAGACGTTAGCTTTGACCAGCTTGTCTCTGTCGCCTTGCACTTCTAGAATTTCCCAGTGCATGTTCTCTTCCCACCAGTCAGCAAGTTCTTGCATTTCGGTGCGGCTGTCAGCAATGATTCCATTTTCAAATGAGTGGAGGTCTTCGCCGTCTTTGATGCCGTAAAAGTGAACGCTAAACTTGCGGTCATGGTCAGCAACGCCACCTAAGTCACAAACTCTGCAAGCGATTATGTGGTGACCTTCGTCATGCACTTCTAGCATTGGTTCATTGCACTGGCTGCAAGCACCTATGTCTTTGGCGTACCACTCTGGCGGGTTAAGTTCTCTTTCTGGTAAATTCATATTGATCCCTGCTTTTTAATTTAGACAGATATTAAAACATAAATTTAGTTAAAAGTAAGCCTTTATTCAAGTTAATTTTGATGTATACTCCGCGATCAATAGGGAAATTAAACTTTTTGTATTTCCTCACACTAAGGGATTGATGATGGAAAGGAATTTATTCAACAAGATTGTTGACTCTGCAACGAACGGCAACCAATCAGAGTTGGCCCGTCAGGTAGGTATATCTCCGCAGTTGTTAACAATTTGGAGGAATACACGCATACCTGCACACTACGTTACAGACGTTTGCAAGTTAACTAACGGCGAGGTTGAGCCGCATGATGTTCGCCCAGATGTATTTTTGAGCGAATGGCGCGTATAAGTGGATATCCATGGATTGGATCGACAGTCAGGTGTGGTACAAAGTTTTTGCTCTGTTTAGAAAAACAGCAGAGGCCGTACGGATATGCGTACAGGTGCGGGTGGTTGACCCGTTGAGCAGAACGACCAAAAGACAATTTGACAGAATCTCCGCGCATTAGTGGGGCGCGAAATTGAACACTCGTTAACGGTGGCAGAAAATCCTCTCCCTCTTTTTTAGATAAATTGGGTGAGGTGGGCAAAGTTTGGGCCAGCTTGGAAATGGTGGAGTGGAAATAGAGACTGTCAATAAAGACTGAATGTACTGGTGGGCCACCTAACCCACTAAATGTCACAACGTGGGGAAAATAAATGGAAGACAAATTAGACAGAATTCTGGAAAGATTAAGTCAAAGAATAAACGAGTGGGAGAGCGCATCAGTTGAGGCAATCGAGGCAGAGACAAACTTTAAGGCGTATGAGGCAGTCACAAAAAAGGCGTATATGGACACTGGCGAAAGCGCAGCAAAGTCAGAAGTTCAAGCCAGATCCAGCAAAGAGTGGGCAGGATACTATCAAGCCGTCCAGTTATCTAACCTAAGAGCGGAGAAACTCAAGAAGCAAATCACCCTAGGACAACTTGCCTTTGACGCTGAAAGAACAAAGCAAGCTAACCTGCGGAGGGTGGTGTAATGCCTGAGACACTACGGGCCAAGGCACTAAAGACTATTCAAAAGTTAGCGAGGATTAGCGCAGCCGACGACAATGGATACTGCAAGTGTGTATCTTGTGGGAAGCTAGATCACTACAAAGTTATGGATGGCGGTCACTTCATACCGAAGGGTTCATCAAGTCGGTGGGCGCTAGAGGAAAGCAATGTCAATCCACAGTGCAAGGGCTGCAATGGCTTTTCCATGAAGCATGGCAGTGCAGAGGCGCAGTATACTTTGTGGATGATCGACTGGGTTGGGAAAGATCAGGTCGAGCATATGCTGGCGACTAAAAATGACCCGATAAAGTTTTACGCAGCCGACTACAGAGAAATGATTTCTGACTGGTCAGAACAAATAAAGGCGCATGAACGTAGGTTAGGTGAGCGAGGTCAAACACGTTGAGGCCACCTAGGGACATAGCCGCTGACATGGTAAAAGCCGCTGATGCAGCCATAAAAGAAGTGTGGGAGCGAGAGGCGGAAGGAAAAAGTACTAGCGAATTGAGAATAAAATCAGTAGTTTGGGCGCACGTTTGCAATGCCTTCGCAAGAAGAGGGAAGTATGAGTCGCACGAAGTTACCAGTTGAGCCAGAAGATTTCGCCAGAGAATTTGAGGCGTTAGGCCCAGCAGGAATGGCAAGAAAATACGCTGTTGATGTTCGCAACGTACACCTAAAGCGCAAGCGAGTAGAAAACCTGCTAGGTGTTTTCCTTCATGCCCCAGCGCACTTAGACAATAGAAACCGGCCCAGAGAATCATTCAGACGCAACCTTGAGTGTGCTGATGGTATAATATTGGTTGGCTCAGACTGCCACTATGAACCCAACACAATTACAACTGCACACCTTGCCTTCGTTGAACTAGCAAAGAAGTTGAAGCCAAAGGTCATTGTGTTAGATGGAGATTTGATAGACGGCGCAAGCATTGGCAGGCACCCAATGAATGATTGGGAAGATCGGCCTAGCGTAGAGCAGGAGTTATCCACAGCCCAGAAGCGGCTGTCAGAAATACAGAAGGCCAGCCCTAAAAGTGACAAGTATTGGCTAATCGGTAATCACGATCAGCGTTTTAACTCATACCTCGCAAACAATGCAAACCAATTTGGCGGGGTGGTGGGTTTCGACTTAAAAGACCACTTCAAAGAGTGGACGTTCGGTATGTCGTTGTGGATAACTGGGGCAGAGCGGCCTATTGTCATCAAGCATAGAATCGCGGGTGGTGTTCATGCAGCATACAATAACACGCTAAAAGCAGGCACTCACATCGTTACAGGCCACACTCACGCGCAGCAAGTTTATAGCTGGTCTGATTACACGGGTCATCGGTATGGTGTGCAATGTGGGACGATGGCGAACCCTCACCAGCCCACGTTCGACTACGCAGAAGACGGCCCAAAAAATTGGGTGAGTGGATTTGTGATAATGACGGTAAAAGATGGCTTTTTATTGTCACCAGAATTTGTGAAAGTACATAAAGCTGGCGAGTATGAATTTCGCGGCGAGATCAAGAAGATCAAAGAATGATGAAAGAAATTAAGCCGGTTGATTACATAATAGCTAACCAACTTGGGTATCTAGCTGGTAACGTGGTTGCACTTGTCACAGAGTGGCAGATAACGCGGGACGTTAAGGTTTTAGAGGCTGCACAGCAAGAAATAAACTGCTTGCTAGAGCGTGAGAGATTCATGGAGGAAAGAGAAGTTGCCTACCGTAATAATTGAAGACATCGCGCCAAACAGCCAAGTAACTGTGATTGTCAGCGAGTTTTATGAGTTTGATGATGACCCTAACCCCCCAGCCGAAAGGCCAGAGGATCAGGAAGAAGAAAAGGTTTGGTTGGTTAGCAAGTCGGAGAAAGGTTAAGGTAGTCGCTGTGTGCGCCAGAGCAAACGCGCTCTGCGTACCTAGCTGCTTCGGCTTGTTCTTCTTCAAAGTCACCCTGACCAGCTAGGCCAAGGGCAACAAGTACAAATAGGGCGAGGGGGTAGCGTAGTTTCATATCTATGCCTCCCATACCTGAACAATGTCGCCGCCTAAAACATCTTTTCTTTTAAGCTGCCTGATTGGTTTTCTTGGAAATTTAATCGCAGCTTCCTCAAAATCCCAGACTGTACGGAACCAAGACTTTTTTAGCCCTTTCTGCAAATGGAGCTTCACAAGGTGCGTTCTAATTTCATTTACAGTTTCCTCTGCGGTATCGTATTCGTAGCTCACCACTTAACCCCTGAATCCATTGAAAGAGGCGTATCTGCCATATGGTTGAAATAAAACTCACCGAGTTTGCCGGTGAAGAACACTTCAAACTGGTCACTTGCATAGTTAGGTCTTTTCAACGCTTCAATACGCCAAATGTTGTTTGACCGATAAAGGTTGTATCGGTATTCGGTATCACCGTGAACCTCGTGGCTTTCGGTTATTTCCGCGCCTTTGTTTGCCCAAAGAAAGCAGTTCAAAAAACTACGGTCAGTCTTTTCTTGTAAAAATTCTGCTTTCATAAAGTAATCGGCTGCTCCAGAAGGATAGCCATCGTGGTGAATGTAAACGGTTGCTGCGCTGAAGCCGCTTTTAATTTGATAGGTTGCTCTAGTAGACATTTGTTCGTTCCTTTTCGTTGTTGATGGCAGTTATTATAAAGGAAAGTTTTAATAAGTAAAAGGATTTGAGGATAAATATCAATAAAACTTGCAAATAAACGCAGTTTTTAGGGTAAAATAGGGGCTATCACAGGCAAATTGAAATAACAAGGACAGTAAATGGTCTATTTAGAGCGTTTTGCTTATCTTGACAGCGGCACACTTGGCAGGGTATGGGTTGGCGATTGGTCATGCTATACCGTTGAGCGACCTTGGAAAAACAATGCGCCGAACGTTAGTTGTATTCCAGAGGGTGAGTACAAGTGCGAACCTTTTATCGGTACTAGATTCCAAGACGTTGTGCATGTTCTCGATGTGCCAGACCGAACGTTTATTCTATTTCATGTGGCTAACTTCCCTCACGATGTTGAGGGCTGCATTGGTCTGGGTAGTAGGTTCAATTCTGACGCATTAGAGCCAGCCGTGTATGACAGCAGAGTGACTGTGGCGGAATTCTTTCTGCAAGCCGGTAAATCATTTGACCTTAAAATACAGGGTGTGAGGGCGGAGATTTGAGTTTTGGTATTGTCAAAGAGCTTGTCGGGCCTGTTACTGGCTTACTGTCTGAGTTCATTGAAGACAAAGACCAAAAGGCTAGGCTGGCGCATGAGATTGCGACGATGGCAGAACGCCATGCCAATGAGAACGCCAAAGCACAGCTAGAGGTCAACAGGGTAGAAGCAGCACACTCTAACATTTTTGTTTCGGGGTGGCGACCTTTTATCGGCTGGACTTGTGGGCTAGGTATGTTTGGTAACTTCATCACGATACCGTTTGCTAACTTTGTTTTAGCCCTTTTGAGTTACGAAATAGTCATACCCCTTGTTCCATTAGAGACTATGATGCCGGTTTTGATGGGCATGTTAGGTCTGGGCGCAATGAGATCATTTGAAAAGACGCGAAAAATATGAATTTAGAAGTAGCCTATGTAGCAACTACAGACCTAATCCCTTATGCAAACAACCCACGCACTCATAGCGATCAACAGGTGGCGCAGGTGGCAGCAAGTATTCAAGAGTTTGGTTTTAACAACCCGATTCTTATTGATGAGCACAATAGCATTATTGCAGGGCATGGCAGGTTAGCCGCAGCACAAAAGCTAGAGATGAATACGGTGCCTACTATATTGCTTGAAGGGTTAAGCGAAGCACAGCGCAAAGCCTACGTTATAGCTGATAACAAACTCACTGAAAATGGGGGGTGGGATTACGACATATTGGCAGTCGAGATTGATAGATTAAAAGAGCTTGATGTCAACATTGACTTGACCGGCTTTGGCATTGAAGAGTTGCAAGTGATAACTCAAGATGTTGATTTTGAACCTGCTGGTGAAGATGAGCAAGGCAAATTAGATGAGTTAGACCCCAAATGGATAGACTGCCCTCACTGTGGCAAAGAATTTGATATGAGGAAAAGCAATGTTGGATAACGAACAAAGGAACAAAAACATACTCGCACGTTTTGAAAATGAAAAAGAAGGAACGGCGATAGTTAAGTACAGGGTGGTTTTGAATGATAGAAGCCTAACTATGATAAATATGGACGGTCTTAACTTAAGTGGTGCTACACAGTTAGCAATGCAAAAGTTCGGCCAAAAGATGAAAAGCATTCATGCCTGTTGATCTAAAAATAGATTGGGCTTCACATAAAGCAGCGAAGTTTGCTTGTGAAAACTGGCACTACAGCGAATCTGTTCCTGTGGGAAAGTTAGTTAAAGTTGGTGTGTGGGAAGATCAAAAGTTTATAGGCGTAGTATTGTTTGGTCGAGGTGCTAACAATAATATGCTAAGACCTTACGGGTTAAAGCCTGATGAAGGATGTGAGCTTGTTCGTGTTGCTTTGAAAAAGCACAAAACGCCAGTATCTAGAATAATGGCGATTGCATTAAAGTTTTTGTGCAAGCAAAGCCCCACATTACAGTTAGTTGTTAGTTATGCTGATAGTGATGAGGGCCACCATGGGGGCATTTATCAAGCAACGAATTTGATTTACACTGGCTTAGTTGCTGTGGGATTCTCTGGTCATTGGAAAGTTAACGGAAAATTTGTTCACTCAAGAACGATGAGTATAAGAAAGCTGACTAGTGAAGAAAAAGTTCTGAAGGCTTATCC